TGCGGTGACGGACAACACTTGGGTGTGGACGGACATTGACCCGGGGCAAAACGTCGGCTTCTACCGCATCCAAGCCTCTGGCGGAACGACCTTGGCCCTGCGCGAGTGGTATATCGGGAACAACTCGACTGAGGTGATGATGTCTCGCTTGAACCGCGACGACTACACCAACCTGCCCAACAAGAACTTCACGGCCAACCAGCCCTATCAGTTCTGGTTTGACCGCACAATCCCAAACCCCACGATCTATCTGTGGCCGACGCCCAGCAACGCCTTCGTGCAGATGACTGTCTGGTACTCCAGCCAGATCATGGACGTGGGAACATTGACCGATACTCTACAGATTCCTCAGCGCTGGTACGAGGCTGTTTTGTTCATGCTGGCTCACCGCATGAGCTTGGAGCTTCCACAAGTTCCAATGGACAGGGTTGGCTATCTGGAAAAGATGGCCGAGAAGTACCTCTACGAAGCCGAGCAGGAAGAGCGCGACAAGTCGCCGATCTATTTCGCCCCCAACATCAGCGTCTACACGAGGTAACTGATGCCAATCTTCTTGGACACAGAAGGGCTGACATCACTTGCAATCGCGGTATGCGACAGATGCAAGATGAAACGCGCCTATGTGGACTTGAGGCCAGATGGGAATTCACCGGGACTCCGTGTCTGCGGCCAAGGGTGCTGGGATACCCTTGATCCTTATCGTTTGGCTGCACGCAAAACCGAAAGGATTAACCTTCGGTTTGCACGCCCTGACGTGAGCGTTGCTGCGAACGATAATTACCTGATGACTGGTAGCCAGAACTTGGACGGCTCCAGCCAGTTCCAGATTTCGACTGAGCAAAACACTCAGACGCCGACCAACACAGGGAACAAAGACACGATTGCTCCGAATCCACCAGACAATACGAGTACATAATGTCCGCACAAGTCTCCATACTTCAACTCCCAGCCGCTGGCGCTATCACAGGCACTGAGGCGGTTCCCATTGTCCAAAATGGGGTGACAGTCCAGACTACGACTGCGGCGCTTGCTGGATCGCCTGTCCAGACCTACACCTACCTGACGGTCTCCCAAACCCCGCAGTTGGCCAACAGCCGCTATGTCGGCGTCACCAACGGGCTGGTCATCACCGATGGCGGCTCCCAAGGGCTGTTCAATATCAGCACCACAGGCGCTTTGCTGTCTCTGGTGAACTCCGGTACTGGCTTTCAAGTAAAAACGTCTGCTACGGCCCTTACGCCCCGTTCTATCGCTGTTTCTGGAAATGGTTTGTCTATTTCCAACGGAAGCGGCGTGTCCGGTGACCCTACGATCTCCTTGAGTGGTCAAGTTGCAAATCTTGCCAATGTGAGTGCCAACGGTCTTCTGACCATTACTACAGCAGGCGGAATCAGCGCGACGTCAATTCAGGGCACTACAAGCCAAATTTTGGTTACCAACGGAAATGGCATTAGTGGCTCTCCAACCATAGGGCTGGCGGACAACGCGGTACTGCCCGGCACGGGGTCGATGACCATCCCATCTGGGACAACTGGTCAACAGCCCGTGTCTTCTGTCGGCGGGATGATGCGCTACGACACCACGCAGAACGCCTTTTACGGCTACTCGGCTGGGACATGGAGGCAGTTTTCTTTATCTGGCGGTGTCACGCAGGTCGATACTGGAACTGGTCTTACTGGCGGGCCAATCACAGGCTCTGGCACGATTTCTATTGCCAATACGGCGGTCACCGCTGGAAGCTACACCTTAGCCAACATTACGGTCAACGCACAAGGGCAGCTTACCTCCGCATCCAACGGCACGGCGCTTGTTTCTTCTTTTACCGCAGGCTCCACGGGATTCACCCCGAACACGGCCACAACGGGCGCAGTCACCCTCGGCGGCATCCTGAACGCATCAAACGGCGGTACAGGCGCTGCCACGCTGACTGGCTACGTCTACGGCAATGGAACGAGCGTGATGACTGCCAGCACGACGATTCCAACATCGGCTTTGACCGGAACCTTGGCCGTGGCAAACGGTGGTACGGGATTGTCTACAACTCCCGCAAATGGGGCTTTGGACATCGGTAATGGGACAGGGTTCACGCGAACCACGTTGACTGCCGGGTCTAACATCACGATCACAAACTCGGCGGGCGGTATCAGCATTGCATCAAGCAACCCCGGTGGAACCGTCACCAGCGTGGCGCAATCTTTTACTGGCGGCTTGATTTCAGTTGCTGGCTCCCCAATCACGTCTAGCGGAACCCTTGCGTTGACCGTGGCGGGAACCAGCGGCGGTATTCCGTACTTCAGCAGCGGAACGACTTGGGCTACCAGCGCGGCATTGGCCGCAAGCGCTCTGATGGTCGGTGGGGGCGCTGGAGCCGCACCGAGCACCGTTACCACCGGAACAGGCGTAGTGACCGCTCTGGGTGTTGCGGTGGGCACTGCTGGATCGTTTGTGGTCAATGGCGGCGCTCTGGGAACACCATCCAGCGGAACTTTGACCAACGCAACAGGATTGCCAATATCCACAGGTGTGTCCGGGCTGGGCACTGGCGTTGCAACGGCTCTAGGTATTGCGATTGGCTCTGCTGGCGCGCCAGTCACGTTTAACGGCGCTTTGGGCACACCAAGCAGCGGCACTGTGACCAACCTGACCGGCACTGCTTCGATTAACATCAACGGTACTGTTGGAGCGACCACTCCGACAACAGGCGCGTTCACCACGGTGACGGCCACAACTGGAATCTTTGGAGGTACTTTCTAATGGCTGCAACTGGCTACACCCCTATCTCGCTGTACTACAGCAGCACGGCCTCTGCTGTCCCCTTGGCGGCAAACCTAGTCGCAGGTGAGCTTGCGCTGAACACTAACGACGGCAAGCTGTACTACAAGAACAGCAGCAACGTGGTGACCCTGCTTGCGGGAGCCACATCTGGCCCAGCGGGCGGCAGCAACACCCAGATTCAGTTCAACTCCTCGGGCGTCTTGGCCGGGTCTGCCAGCCTGACATGGAACGGCACGACGCTGTCTTCGTCCTCGATCACCAACTCTGGATTGACCACGGGCCGTGTGGTGTACACAAGCACTGGCGGGCTGGAGACAAGCTCCGCTAACTTGCTGTACTCAGGTACTGACCTGACTGTCTACGGACTCACCGTAGGCCGAGGCGCTGGTGCTATCTCTACCAATACGGCGGTTGGTAACACTGCGTTATTTAGCAATTCAACTGGCGCTGCAAATACTGCAACAGGTTTTCAAGCCCTTTATACCAATACCAATAACAACAACAGTGCTTTTGGGTACAACGCACTTGCGTTAAATAGTAGTGGCTCCAACAATACGGCTGTGGGTAAAGATGCCCTTCAAGCCAACACCACCGCAAGCAACAACACGGCTGTGGGTTATCAGGCGGGGTATCAAAATACAACAGGTACAAACAATGCGTTTGTGGGATTGCAGGCGGGATATGGTGTTACAACAGGAAGCCGTAACGTAGCACTTGGGAATACCAATTTACAAGCAACAACAACTGCCAATGAAAATACGGCAATTGGCAACCAAGTACTAGTCGCCAATACTTCCGGGGCATCAAATTCTGGTTTGGGTCATGCGGCTTTGTACAACAACACCACCGGCTCAAACAACACCGGATTAGGTTCTAACGCCCTTTTTGCAAATACCACTGGCGGTAACAATAGCGCATTTGGATTCCAAGCCCTCCAAGCCAACACCACCGCCAGCAATAACACCGCTGTAGGTTATCAGTCGCTCTATACCAGCACTACTGCTGATAACAACACTGCCGTGGGTTATCGGGCGGGGTATCTCACTACAACCGGAGCATCCAACACTGGGGTAGGCCGTGATGCCCTTCAAAATAACACCACTGGTTCCAACAATGCCGCTCTGGGGTATCGGGCTTTATTTGCCAATACCACTTCCTCCAATAACGTGGCTGTTGGTTATAACGCTTTACTCAATCAGACAACTGGCACAAGCAACGTAGCTGTGGGTTATGGCGCTAGTTCCTCCAATACTACTGGAAGCCAAAATGTATCTGTAGGGCTTGAAGCCCTTCGTGATGCTAATACCAATGCCAACACCGCTTTGGGCTATGCAACTCTTAATGTCAGCACAGGCGCACAAAATACTGCCGTTGGTGCTAGTGCTCTTCAATTAAATACTACCGCCAGCGATAACACTGCCGTTGGATATTCAGCCCTCTATACAAACACCACTGGCGCGTCTAACACCGCAATGGGTCGCCAAGCTCTCTACTCCAACACCACCGCCAGCAGAAACACCGCTGTGGGCTATCAAGCTGCTTATAGTAATACGACTGGCGCACAGAATACTGCTGTTGGGTATTTGGCATTACAAGCCAACACTACTGCCAGTGAAAATACTGCTGTGGGAGACCAAGCCCTTGCAACAACTACAACAGGCGACCAAAATGTTGCAGTTGGTAGATTGGCATTATTTTCAACCACAACGGGCGGCAGCAATACTGCACTTGGAAAACAGGCCCTTCAATCCAACACCACAGCGTCCTATAGTTCTGCTGTAGGTTTTCAGGCTGGGTATAACAATACTACGGGAACAATAACGGTTGTTGGCTATCAGGCTGGATTTACCAACTCAACAGGCAGTCGTGCTACTTATTTAGGATACCAAGCGGGATATGCAGCTACTACATCATACAACGCGTATGTAGGCTCTTATGCAGGCCAATGGCAAACTGGGCAGCAAAATGCTGCTTTAGGTGATTTTGCTTTAACTGGGGTTAATGGCTCATCAACAGGTAATTATCTTACAGCCGTCGGGCAAAATGCTTTGCAGGGTAATACTTCAGGTGGTAGTAATACTGCTGTTGGACAAGCTGCGCTACAAACAAATACCACAGGTTCTAATCAAACGGCAGTCGGAACCAATGCACTTTTGTCTAATACCACAGGGTCAAATAATAGCGCAGTTGGCTCTGGAGCTTTGCAAAATAACACCACCGCCGGCAACAACACCGCTGTGGGCTTTCAGGCGCTGACTGCTAACACCACAGGCTCACCTAACACGGCTATTGGGTTTGGCGCAATGGGTAAGGCTACAACCGCAGTTGAATCTACGGCGGTTGGGTATAACTCGTTGGGTGCGGCAGCGGGCGCGGCTACTACAGGCAGCTACAACTCTGCATTTGGTCATCAAGCGTTGCAATCTGTGACTTCAGGCCAATTGAATACTGCTATTAGCAGAAACTCAATGGCGGCGCTTACTACCGGCTCCAACAATGTTTCCATTGGTAATGATGCATCACAAAATTTAACCACTGGGTCTAACAATACTGTGGTTGGGTATGGAGCAGGGCAAAATAATACCACTGGTAGCAGCATGACTGCTTTTGGTGTACAAGCATTGCAAAACCAAACTACCAATAACAATGCGGCTTTTGGTTTTCAAGCAATGCAAGCGACTACTACAGGTAGCGCGACTGCTGTAGGGTATCAAACACTTAAAGCCATGACCACCGGTACTGGCAACACGGCTGTAGGCCAACAAGCGTTACTTAATATAACCACAGGCAATAATAATACGGCTGTTGGTGAAAGTGCGTTACAAAATCAAAATAGTAATGTTTCGGTAAACACTGCTGTAGGATATAACGCGGGAAGCGGAATTACCACAGCAGATAACTGCACGATTGTTGGGGCAAATGCATTAAAAACCGTAACCACAGGAACTCACAACACAGGTATGGGTTCGGACGCTGGTAATGGGGTGACCACTGGTGTAGACAATACGCTTGTTGGTAGCAATGCCGGTACAAACATCACTACCGGTAGCCAAATTACAGCAATCGGTAGGCTTGCAAAACCCAGCGCGGCTGGAACAAACCGTGAAATTATTCTTGGGTACAACTTGCTCGGGCAAGGGTCATCATATGTCACGATTGGTGCAGACACGGGCAAGATTTACAACGCATTCACATCAAATGCTACATGGACGCAAACCTCTGATGGTCGGTTGAAAACCAACGTCCAAGAAGATACCTTGGGCTTATCATTCATCAACCGCCTGCGCCCTGTCAAGTTCAACTGGAAAGCCAGCAATGAACTGGAGACCACCAACCCGTACTACGCTGACGAGAACAAGCGTGACACCACCACCGTCATCCACGGTCTAATTGCCCAAGAGGTCAAAGCTGCTTTGGATGCCGAGGGTGTAGACACCTTTGCGGGTTGGGATGAAGGCCCAGATGGCATCCAAGCCATCAGCCGTGAAATGTTCATCTCTCCGCTCATCAAAGCAATCCAAGAGCAGCAGGCTCTCATCATTTCCCTAACCGCCCGCATTGTGGCACTTGAAACTAAGTAAGGACTTACCATGACTACCTTTACCACCACCGTCACCCAGATGTACACGCTGCCCCAAGTCGATGGGCAGACCGATGTCGTTGTGAACGTCAACTACCTCACCACCGGGGTGGATGGCACGCACACCGCTGAGATTGGCTTCAGCCAGCAGTACACCATCCAGCAGGGCGAGGCGTTCACGCCCTACGCCAGCCTGACTCAAGCCCAAGTGGTGGGCTGGGTTGACCCGCAGACCATCTCCAACATGGAGGCGTGCGTGCAGGGCCAGATTGATAGCATGATCAACCCTCCGGTGTCACCGACATCGCAAGCACTGCCTTGGAGCGCATAACGGGAAGCCACCACCCGACCTTGGTGGCGCATTGAAAGAAGAACGATGGCAAATACTAAAACCCCCATCTCTATTGACGGCGTTGAGTACCAGTTTGAAGACATGACCCAAGAGCAGCAAATCTTGGTCAACCATGTCGCCGATCTTGATCGCAAACTTGGCTCGGCAAAATTTAACGTAGACCAGTTGCAGGTCGGTCGGGACGCATTCTTCGGGTTCCTCAAGAACTCCTTGGCGCAGCCCGCAGTAACCGACGCAACCGTAGTGGAGTAAACGTGGAAAACCAGCAATTATTCAATCTTGTCGTGGTGATTGCTGGGTTTCTGGCCGCTTACGTTTTGAACAACATGACCCGGCAGATTCAGAAGCTCGAAGACAAAGTCAATGCGATGCCGACCACCTACGTCATCAAGGGTGACTACCGCGAAGACATCGCCGAGGTCAAGATGATTTTGAAACAGATTTTTGACAAGTTGGATGCCAAGGCTGACAAATGAATGCGCGGCTTAGTTGTATTTTTGATTGCCGCCTTTGTGTACGGCGCAACGATCAAGCGCGAGTGCAACGTATCGGATTTTGTTGAGCTAGGGTATAGCAGCCATGACCCCAAGGAACGTGCAGAACGAGCTTGGGTCTGGTTGGAAGAATCAGGGCCACATTGCACCAAGGAGCAACTGGCCCTTATTTACAACAATTTGGCAACGGTGCTGGGCGCAGTGGACAGCGTGAAGATTCGTTCGAAAATTGAAAAACTGTACGAAAGGGCAAAGTGATGGAACCAAAAGACAGATTGATTTACATGGTGACCATGATGGTGACTGCTACTTTGTGTTCCGTTGTTGTCGTGCTCATCGGTGCGCTTGTCCATGGCTTGTTTGTCAAGGAAGTGGACAACACCAAGATTTTTGAAATTATCGGCCCTGCTTTTCAGACCATCGTTGGTGGACTCATTGGCTGGCTGTCTGGCTTGAAGGTTGGTAGCCACATGGACGAAGTCAAAGCAGGAGAAACAAATGGAATGGCTTAAACAACTCGCCCCAACGATTGCCATGGCACTTGGCGGCCCTCTTGCGGGAATGGCTGAATCTGTTATTGCCAAAGCCATCGGCTGCGAACCACACGAGGTGCAAGATGTCATTAGCACCGGCAAGCTAACTTCCGACCAAGTAGCAGCCATCCAGCTTGCCGAACTGGAGTTGAAGAAGCAGGCTCAATCCATGAACCTTGACTTTGCCAAGCTGACCGTGGAAGACCGCAAGTCTGCCCGTGATATGCAGATCGCGACCAAGTCCATGCTTGTGCCCTCTTTGGCAATCCTCATCGTCAGTGCGTTCATTGGTGTGGTGATTGCAACGCTGGGCGGGTTTGCCGTTGTGGATTCTGTGCTGGCTGGAACTTTGATTGGCTACCTATCCGCAAAGGCCGAACAAGTGGTCAACTTCTACTTTGGCTCGTCTGCTGGTAGCAAGGAAAAAACCGAACTGCTTGCAAAAGCGGAAGCCCTCAAATGAAAGAAAACTTCGACGCCTGCTTCGCCAAGGTCATCCAGTCCGAAGGCGGGTACGTCAACGACCCGGCAGACCGTGGCGGCGAGACCAATTTAGGTGTGACCATCGGCGCTTGGGGCGCATACCTTGGCCGCGCCATCCAACCGGGTGAAATGAAGGCGCTGACGCAGGAGACGGTCAAGCCTTTTTATCGCGCCATGTATTGGGACAAGGTCAAGGGCGATGACCTTCCAGCAGGCGTCGATTACGCCGTTTTTGACTTTTCGGTGAATGCAGGGGTCAACCGAGCCGCAAAGTTCCTCCAGCGGGCCGTAGGAGCCGTGGATGACGGTGTCATCGGCTCTGGGACTCTTGGCCGCGTAGCCAAGGCTGAACCGGCCGCTCTACTGGATAACTTTGCCGACCAAAAGCAACGCTTCTACAACGGCCTCGCCACCAACAACCCGTCCCAGCAGAAGTTTTTGAAGGGCTGGCTGGCCCGCGTAGACCACGTCCAAAATGCCGCCGAGTCGATGTTGGCCTAGAGACAAATGGATTGCCAAACCTTACAATCAAAGAGAACAAGGAGCATCTAAATGACGACCGCCTCGGTAATGACCTACGACTCTTTGGTCGAGAATATCCAGTCTTATCTAGACAGGACGGATGCTGATACCCTTGCAAAAATCCCGTTGTTCATTATGCTGGCCGAGCAGATCATTGCCAGCCAAATCAAGTTTTTGGGAAACCTGACGGTTCAGACGTCCACAATGGTGACGGGCCAACCCATCATCGATAAGCCCGCCCGCTGGCACAAGACAGTCTCCTTTAACGTCACCTCTGACGGTCAAAAGACACCCGTTCTGCTTCGCAAATACGAGTATTTGCGAGAGTACACCCCTGACGCCAACACAACTGGAGTCCCTGCGTATTTCGGGGACTATGACTATACCCACTGGCTGGTGGCTCCTTCGCCAGCCGCAGACTACGAGTTCGAGGTTTTGTACTACGAGCGGCTTCAGCCCCTTGATTCTTCCAACCAAACCAACTGGTTTACCACCTATGCCCCGCAGGCTTTGCTGTACGGTTCTCTGTTGCAGGCAATGCCCTATGTCAAGAACGATGAGCGGATGCCCATGTGGCAGCAGAACTACGACCTCATCATCCAAACCTTGAAAGCTGAAGACGTCCAGCGCATTGGTGACCGTCAAGCAACTGTATTGGATACCTGATTATGAGTTTCAACTCTCCCTTCACGGGCAACGTCGTTCAACCGACGGATGTCTCGTATCAACGCATCATCCTGACGGCAGACCTGCAACTGACTTGGCCTATCAACGGCTCCACGGCAGATGACGCTGCTGCCCGCGTTATGGAGGTCTCAACTACCACCACGGCAAATGAATTGTGGATGCCGCCAGCAAATCAGGCGTCGGTCGGCCAAGATGCATTGATCCGCAACGTCGGCTCTGTTTCTGTAACAGTCAAAGACTATACGGGTGCAAACACCATCGTTACGGTGGCCGCTGGTCAAGCGCAGTACATCTACATCACCACCAACGCAACGACCGCAGGGACATGGGGCATCATCGCCTTTGGCATTGGGTCTTCTGGTGCGGACGCCGCGACCCTTGCTGGGTACGGCTTGATTGCAATTGGTCAGACGCTAAACCAATCCCAGCCCGTCACGACGTTCTCGTCTAACTACACGGCGGTGTTTGCTGACCTTGCCAACTGCTATGCGTGGACAGGTGGCGCAGGCACGTTGACTCTGCCTACCGCCTCTTCCCTTGGCAATTCTTGGTTCATGCTAGTGCGAAATGCTGGCACGGGTTCCTTGACCATTACGGGCACAAGCGGGAACCTCATCAACGGCTCTACGTCGATCATCTTCCAGCCAACTGACTCCGCAATACTTGTCTGCTCTGGGACGACGTTTTACACCGTTGGATTGGGAAAAAACACGCAGTTTGCTTTCACCCAACTCACCAAAGCGGTTGTCAGCGGCACTTACACCTTGACGGCCGCAGAGGCGTCAAATGTGGTTCAGAAGTACACGGGAACATTGGCTGGCAATGTGACCATCATCGTGCCCGCAACGGTTCAGGTGTACTACATTCAGAACGCTACCGTGGGTGGCGCATCTGCCTACACCGTGACGTTGACTACGAACACAGGCGGCTCCACCGCAACCATTGCATCAAACCAGCAGGCTACGCTGATTTGCGATTCCGTGAACTTGGTCAACGCCAACACGGTGCTGGCTGGCTCCTCGTCCATTGGATTGATTGACGGGACAGTTGGTTCGCCTGCTTTGTACTTTGGTTCAGAGCCATCAACGGGTGTCTACCGCGCAACTTCAGGGCAATTTAATACCTCCATCTTGGGCGTTTTGCGCTCCACGTTGTCGGCCACTGGGTTGGCTATTGTCGGAACTGGAAACTTTACTGGCGGCATTTATGGCGGTGCGTTCTGATGGTCAAGAAGGTCTTTACTATCGACACGCTCCCCGGCGTCCAGCGCGACGGCACAGTGTTCGACATGAACTTCTATACCGACGCGCTATGGGTTCGGTTCCAACGTGGCCGTCCCCGCAAGATTGGCGGATACCGAGCCATTACCAGTGATGCGCATGGCTACTCGCGTGGCCTATATGTCAACTCGGTAGATGGAAATAACCAAGTTTTCAACGGCTACAACAATGGCCTTGAGGTTGTCAACATTGACAACAGCGGAATTGGTGCTGGTATCAACCAAATCAATTTGGGCGCTCCAATACTGACTTTGGGAACAAAAACTCCCGGTTCTGGTTATACCAACGGAACCTACACGGGCGTTTCTTTGACTGGCGGAACAGGCTCTGGCGCTAAGGCGACCATCGTAGTTGCTGGGAATATTGTCACCACCGTCACTGTGACCACCTTTGGCAACTATTACCTTGCTGGTGATGTGCTCAGTGCAACAGCAGCCTCCATTGGCGGGACTGGTGCGGGATTTTCTGTGCCCATTGCGACCACCAATGGAAAATTCATTCCAAGCGATTTGAACCTTTGGCAGTTTGATTCCATGTTCGACTCGCAGGGGTCTGGGAATCAATTGCTGCTGGCTCACCCGGGCCAGAACTTGGCTCAGATTGATGCCATCGTAAACACTTCGGTTTTCGCTGGAGACATCAGTGGAACCAACATGGCTCCCTTGGCCGACACAGCGGGCGCAACGCCTACAGGCGACCTCATTGAAGTGTCTGGTGGGGTCGTGGTGCTTCACCCTTACATTTTTGTCTATGGGGACAACGGACTCATCAAGAACTGCGTGGCTGGCAACGCCTACGACTGGAACGGCCCCGATGCCAATGAGACCAATGTGGCCTCCACCAAGATCGTCAAAGGCTTACCAGTTCGCGGCGGCTCCAACGCTCCCTCGGGTCTGTTCTGGGCATTGGACTCGTTAATTCGCGTCAGCTACACACCCACTACCGTGACGGTTGCGGGCACGCCAGAGACGTTCTACTGGCGCTACGACATCATCTCAAGCCAGTCCTCCATCTTGTCGAGCCAGTGCGTCATTGAGTACGACGGCATCTACTACTGGATTGGCGTTGATCGATTCCTGCTCTACAACGGTGTGGTCAAGGAAATCAAAAATACCTTCAACCAAAACTACTTCTTTGACAACCTGAACTATCAGCAGCGTCAGAAGGTCTATGCAAACAAGGTTCCTCGCTTCGGTGAGATTTGGTGGTTTTTTCCATCCGGTGATTCCGAAGAGTGCAACGATTGCATCATTTACAACGTCCGCGAAGATGTTTGGTATGACGCTGGTGGAGCTTTGGGCGCATACCGCACGGCTGGATTCTTCTCTCAAGTGTTCCACTATCCCATCAATGCCGGGGCAACACTAAGCACGCAAGAGATTCTGTTTTCCGCATCAATTGCTACTACCAACGCAAGCGCTGTGATGACCATGTCTCCCGTTAACACAATTGCGGTGGGGCAATTGATTGTGGCTACTGGTGTACCTAGCAGCACGACTATTTCTACCATTGTCAGTAACTCAGCATCAACCACGGCCACAGGAAGTTCTGGCGCAAGCACTATCGCCGTGACAAGCGCTACGGGTATTCTGCGCAATCAGTTGGTGACTGGAACTGGCATTGGAACTGGCGCGACCGTGGTGAGCATTGTTGGCACAACGGTGACTCTGTCCGTGGTCAATAGCGGCGCTGTGTCTGGTTCCATTGGGTTCTCTGGTTCCACGGTGACTATGTCGGCAGCCGCCACGGCCACGGCCATTGTGTCTGCGAACTTTGAATCCATAGCAGGCCGGGTCACTTTGTGGCAACACGAGATTGGAACTGACCAAGTTATTTTTGAGACGTCAGACGCAATTGACAGCTACTTTGAAACCAGCGACTTGGGCTTTGTGGCTGGTGGCCCTGCCCAGACCACGCCCGTAGGCGATAACTTCTGGGTCAACTTGGAGCGCGTTGAGCCTGACTTCATTCAGAGCGGAACCATGACTTTCCAAGTCACTGGGCGTCCATATGCGCAATCCAGCGACGTGACATCCGATCCCTACGAGTTTGAACCCACCACAGGAAAGATTGATATGCGCCAGCAACGGCGCGAAATTCGCTTGCGTTTCCGAAGCAATGTGAGCGGCGGCAATTACCAAATGGGCAAAGTTCTGTTGAGCGTCACCTTGGGCGACTCCAGACCTTTCGGCAATTGATATGGCTCTTGCGCTCGTATACGATCCTCGGTATCACACATGGGACTCTTGGACGAGTTTGATGTGCGAGGCGTATGCGGCGCAGCAGCTATCGGCAAATACTCCCGAAGAGGAGTGGCAGCAGTGGGCGGCTGGATTAAAAGCCATCGACGTTTTTACGAACGAAGGCATTCCCGGCCCCTACATATTTCAGAACTGGCAAGACTGGGCATCAGCACTGGTCGGAGCAGTCAATCAAAAAACTCAGGAAACGGCAACATGAACTTCATTGAAATTTTTAACTATGTGGCAAAGATTGCGCGACCAGCGCACGCTGCCATCACCGTTGCAAAATCAACGGAAGACACTTTCCAAGAAATTGGATTGGACAGCCTCGACGGGCTGGTGATGATGATGTACCTCACGGACATCTACGGCATTGACGAGGCAACTTGCAAGGAGTGGTCTCCCACCTCGGTCAAGGAAATCTATGACCTGTTGATGCTTCACAAGACCAAAGAGCCAGCTTCAATGGAAGAAGTCGTTGAGGTGTGCAAATGATCTACCTCACGCACTACCGTACCGCCTCGACTCAAAAGGCCGAGTTGTTCGACGACATCATCTACCCGCAGAAGGTGCATTGGTTTTCTGACACCTATAGTCGAGCCAAGTCTGGGTTGGTCTATGTCCCGCACAAACTGGCCGACAAGGTTCTTGATCCGCAACTAATCACCTACCTGCGGGAGAACCCCGTGGGCAAGACGGCATTCATCCTTGCTGGTGGCAACGCCCACTTTGCAGGGATTGGACAGCGCCCCTATGACTCTCGTCTGACCTACACCTACAAGTTCTTGCCGTTCACGCTCACGCAGGTCTACGCGGGTCGTGTGGCCCAGTCCTTTGGCGACATGGACATGGTCACCACCGATGCCTCGGCTTGCGCCTCAAGCCTAAAAGTAATGATGGACGTCCAAAATCTAATAAATTTTTATGATTTTGATCGCGTGATTGTGCTGACGGTGGAGGATGGTGTTTCAAACGCAGTTTTGGAGTTTTTTGGTGACGCCAAGGCGGTACTCACCCAAAAACAGGAAGATTTGGGCATTAAGCCATCCGCCTTTGACTCGACCAATTACGGTTTCCGCATCGGCCAAGGAGCCGCTCTGGCCGTGTTTGAGTCTGGGGCGGCGGTAGCCAAGCAGCAGATTCCGTTTCATGCGGTTCTTAGAGGGGCTTATTCCGCGTCAGAACGCTCCACAAACGCGATTGGGCAGTGCGAGGATGGTGAGGGCTTCATCAAGGCCATGAAGGGCGCTATGGGCTTTGCCAACGTCTCGCCCCAAGACATTAAAATCGTCAAAACCCACGGCACGGGCACGGCCTCCAACAATGCGGCAGAAAAAAATGCATTGACGTCAACTTTGCCTGACTTCGTGGCGACGTCCTACAAGCAGAAGATCGGCCACACGATGGGCAGCAGCGGATTGCTGGAGACCTTGCTGCTGTTGGATGACATGAAGGCTGGCTTCGTGCCCGCAATTGAAAACCGAACCGAAACCGATTCGGTATTCCTTTCGGAATCGACATCCAAACCGAATGGTTTGATAATGAGTTTGGCGGCTGGGATGGGCAACATCTACTCCGCAGCAATTTTTGAGGGGTCGTAATGCTAGTTGACAGCAAAAAACAGAAACTGGGCGAAGAGGCGATCCTGATGATCGCGGCTCAGGAGACCAAGTCTAAATACTCCGCTGACGCGGTCTACGCCGCCTTGGTCAAAGAGATGAACATCCCCGGCGTCTCGACGTTGAGGGAGGGGAATACTATTTTCATCGTCCATGTTGCCGAAGGCCGCACTGGTTACTTCCGCGCCCTCAATGCTGACACCGCCCGCAACTACCTTGAGAACTCCTACGCCTTCATTCAGGCGGCATACAAAATGGGGTTCGACGTTCTCGTTTCTGATTTTGAAGACCCCGCCATTGCAAACATCTTCAAGGCTATTTCGCGCCATCCTCCGCAAGAGGATATGGGATACCGCCTTGACAAGACCAATGTGGGATACCGCGCAACGGTCAAGCTAGGCCCAGAGCGCCCTGAAAGGGATTAAATATGGCCGCAGTCGTCCAAGCCGTTGAGAAAACCGTTACAGCCGTTGTTGATACGGCTGGCTCCGTTGTCAAAGAAGTCGGCCACGTTGTTGAGCAGGTAGCTCAAAAAGTCGAGCAAACGGTTCAGGCTGTTGTCAAAGACCCTTTGCCCGTGCTTTTGGCTGTTGCTGGTAACGCGGTTGGTATCCCTGCTCCATTGACAATGGCCGCGATCACTGCGGCACGCGGCGGAGACTTGGAAGACATAGCTCTGTCCGCAGGGACGGCCTATCTTGCGCCTATGGCGACGAGTTCTCTGTCGTCTACCTTGTCGAGCACATTGATTGAAGCTGGCGCGAATGAGGCTACTTCGCAGGTTGTTTCTTCTGCCGTCAGCAAGGGCTTGGTTAACGGAACCATTGCCGAACTCAAAGGCGGCGATTTTGAGCAGGGCTTTTCTGGCGCATTTACAGGCAGCGTAGTAGGCAGTGGGGTTGGCGCGGCCGCTGATTACGTCAAGCCTGAAGTCATGGAGATGGCTCAGGAAAATGGCATTGACCTGAAGACTGCCACTCAAGTTTTGAACGACACCACAAAAGCTGTCAGCGCTGGAATTTCTGCGGAAATATCTGGCAAGAATGACTTTGCCACGGCATTCACAAATAGCGCAATTGGCTCAACGGTGGATGCTGGCACTCGTGCGGTGAACAATGCGATTGATGAGCAGTTCAGCACAGCAGCCAAAAAGTGGGATGAAAAAACCCCAGATGCGCCTCCTGTAGATACCGAGGCTGTTGGCGCTGGTATTCCTCCGCAATTGGTATCTGAAGTTCAAGTTTCAGAAATGGGCACGGATTCTCAGCCCATGAAAGAAAGCGAAGACTCTCCGATTGCAAACGCATATGCGGGCGCTAGTTTTGATTTTGACGAAAGAACTGGAACCTACAAGAGCGCTGGAACTGATCAGCCTCCTGAGTCAACAGAGAGCAAATTGGTCGCTGCCCCAGAGGCTGAAAAGGCTTCTGATTTTGAGGGGCAACTGCTAGGCCCAAGCCTTGGTTTTGATGAAAAACAAGCGGGAAAGTCTTCTGACTTTGAAGGTCAACTGTTAGGCCCAGCATTCAATGCTGAAGAACCAACAGCAAAAAGTGCTTCTGATTTTGCCGAAGTATTTGGCCCTGAGTTCAATCAATCAAATGCACAAGATGTTTTGGCTAAGAATGAGCCAGCGCCCGATGTTGAAGAAGTTTCTCCAATAGAGGCTGCGTTAGCGGAGCAGTCCCCACTTGCCCAAGCCTCTGCGCAATCTCCTTTTGCTGAGGCATCTCAATTTCAGCCCTCTGGGCCTGTTTCCATAGATGAGCTTTTGTCTCAAATTGAAACTGAGCAAGCTCCTGAGAGCGTGGTTGATGTTGCTGAAGCGGAGCCTGTTGCAGAAGAGCCGCAACCCAAGGGCGGCTTGGCTGAAATGCTGCAAGCCAGCATTGAAGCGCCAGCAGAAGCTCCAGCAGTTCAAGGGTCTCCCGTCATATCAGAAGCCCCGATTGCTCGGGATTTGTTAAATCCTGACCAACTGCCAGAGCCAATTGGTGGGTTAAATGCTGCCGCGCAAACGCCAGAAGAAAAAATGGCTCAAGCGCAAGGCTTGAAGGCCACGAGCTTTACCAAGCCGATGGTTGCTTCTGTTGGAAATATTTTGAAATCCACGTTGATGCAGGGAAGAAAACCTCAGCAGCGCGTGGCTACTCGTCGTCCAGCGGGCGCTTTGCAGACGGCCAAAGCAAAGCCTGCTGCGCCGCCAAAGATGGATGTGTCCAAACTCATCCCGATCCAAAGGGCTGCGACTGCGCAGGCAAGACCAAGGGCTGCTCAGACTTTGGATAGTTCGGCCAAGTTGACCCCGATCACAAATATTGCCGGGCTAACTTCATTGCTGAAAAAGAAAACGGGGTAAGACATGGCAATCCTTCAAAAACGTCGATCGTCTAAAACGCTTCCTCCAGCAATTGGCCCGCGTGCGCTCACCTCATTGGCGCGGCCAACTGCGGGCACTCAGCTATCTTCATTGCCCACGGTAGGCGCTGGCGTCAGAACGCCTATTACTTCCACGACGTCGTCTGTTGTATCGCCAAGGCCGTCTACGACCACTCCGTCTACCGTGCCTGCTGTTGGGAGTTCAACCGCTGGTACTTCAACGGCTCCAAACATCACCAGCACAGTTACGAACCCAACCAAAACTACGGCTACTTCTGGGGTCAAGAATCCTACAGTTACGCCCGCTAAGACCAATACCAATTCAGCCATCAGCGCCGTCACCAATGCATTGACTGGTGCGGCTCTTGGCGCTGGAACTAAACTGGCCGTAGATAAGTTGACTGGGCTGCTGAAGCCAACCACCTCAACCATTGTCAAGCCAAAGGAAACTCCCACTATTGCAAATGCTCCCATGAGCATTGCGCAGAAAAGTATTGCTGCTAAAAAAGCCGCCGCCGCAAAAGAGGCCGCTGCTGCAAAAGAAGCTGCAAGCAAACCGCCTATTGATGTTCCATTAAAAAACTACACTGACGAGTTTGGAAATGTTTACGAAAGGCAAGCTGACGGCTCATACAAGATGATTGAAGAAAATGTGGATGGCGTTTTTCCATCTACGCCACCTCAAGACATCTACACTGACGAGAACGGCAATACCTTCAAAAGACAACCTGACGGCTCCTATGAGCCATATCCAATTGATGAGACAGGCGCATATCCATCTACTGAGCCTCAACAGTATTGGGCTGATGAATACGGAAATACTTACGAAAGACAGCCAGACGGTTCTTACTTGTTGGTATCTGAAAATGTTGATGGTGTTTTTCCATCAACTCCTCCGCAAGATTCTTATACAGATGAGAACGGAATTATTTGGTCTCGAAATGAAGACGGATCGTACGACTCAACGGGTCAAAATGCAAATCTTGATTACATCTGGAAAAACCCAGAAAAAAATCTTTTGCCAAATGACTCCTACGATTATGGTGTTTCTATCCCGGCCGAAACATTTCCTGTGCCTTCTGGAGATGCAGAAATTTACGATTCAAATTTTTATGACACTACATCAAAGAATGGCGGGTTAATTACCATGATGAAACAAGGCGGAATTGCAAAATATGCGCCCGGCGGTCGAGTTGATCAGGGTGATGGGACTTACCTAGAAAACGGCAAAGTTTATGACTCCGTCACTGATGAATATTTGTATTCAACCAATTACGATACAGGCGCTGTTGAAGATGTAAACAAAAACTACGTTTACTCCCCACGCACTCAGCCCACTCCAGACACTTGGCCTGCTGGATATTCTCCAAACGGAGATGGAACCGCGACCAAAATTTATTCCGACGGAAGCACCGAAACCATTGATGAGAACAACAATACCATTGATTTCACCGAGGCGAATGCAGAGGTCGCAAAATCTGCTGGTGGAGGTGATCGTTCTTGGTACGACAGCAAAAACCCACTTGGCAGCATTTTTGATGCTGCTACTGGTTTGGGCGGAAAGGCGCTTTCTGGAATCACTGGCGCTCTTGGAACGACGGCGGGAGCCGCTGGCGCTGGCGCATTGCTTGCCACCCTGCTCGGTCAAGACTTCAGCGGCGGCTCTGGTTCACAGAATCAAGGTTTAGATATGTCAAAGGTGGGCGTCATCAAGCCGCGCACAACCGACTTTGGCATTGGCCCATCCCGCTTTGTCGGCTATCAAGACTACGGCACTGACGCTGGCGGATACGCGCCGAACGAAGAATTGCTGCGCAACTTGAACGCGCCGGGGTTCAATCCCGTAAACGAGGGCGACTACGGATATGAAACGCCTGCGGCTACCACAGCAGCCCCCAAAATGGCCTCTGGCGGTCTTTCGTCCATGCGGACACCCGTGGCCTCCTATTACACCTTCGGCCAGCCTGCGGACATTTTGGCGAACTTGGGTATGCGTCCCCAGCCTCCCCAAAACCCGCCTGACATGAACGCGCAGGTAGGCCAGCAACAACCCGCCCAACAAGCCCAGCAGCAGGGTTTGCCGCAACAGTCTCCTCCGTTGGCGCAGCAGCAGATGTCTCCCACAATGCCTCAGCAGGGAATGCCAAAAAATGGCGGGATACCTGATGGTCAAGACATGGCCCCGCAAATGCGCCAAGGTGGGTTGCCCCACGTCTCCAATGTGCCCGTGGTTGAAGGGCGGATGGATTTCCGCAACGGCTCGGCGGTACATGGAGAGGGCGACGGTCAGTCTGACGACATCCCCGCAATGCTGGCTGACGGAGAATATGTGATTGATGCCGAGACCGTGGCCCAAATTGGAAACGGATCGACCAAGGCTGGTGCGCAGGCATTGGATAAATTCCGCGAAAATATCCGCACCCACAAACGCTCTGCCCCCGTCAACAAGATACCGCCCAAGACCAAGGCGCTGACCTCATACCTGAAAGGAGTCAAATAATGGCTGGCTTATTCCAAGGTGATCCGTTACCCGCGATTACAAAAACGACGGAAGCCCAGCAAACGGCTCCAGAGTTTTACACGAACTATCTTCAGGACATCGCTAATCTAGGCCAGAACGCCGTCCAGCAGGGCGGTGTGGCCGGGTTCAGCCCATTGCAGCAGCAAGCCTTCCAAATGGCTCCAGACGTCGCGTTTTCTGGGGCTGGGTCTCTAGGTGCATCTTCTCAGTTGCTGGGTCAGGCAGGCGCTACAACCGTTCCTGACGTCATTGCTGACTACATGAACCCGTACACCAGTTCCGTGGTGGATGAAATGGGCCGTCTGTCTAATCGAAACGTGCGGGAAAACATTCTGCCCAACCTCGGAGCGGCGGCTGTTGGCTCGGGTCAATTTGGATCACGCCGCCAAGCGCAGGTCACAGGCAACGCATTGCGTGACATCCAATCCGACTTATTGGGCAAGCAGATGCAAGCTCTCCAGCAGGGTTACACGCAGGCTGGCACACAGGCCCAGACCGATTTGTCCCGCGCCCTACAGGCTGGGCAGGGCTTCACCAATCTGGGTCAAGAGCAGCAGCAGCTTGGTACGGCTGGGCTGAAGACTATGGCCGACTACGGTGCTCAACAGCAGGCGCAAGGTCAGAAGCTACTTGATTACCCAATGGCTCAAGCGCAGCAGTTTGCCAAGCTGTTGCAGGGCTATCAGATGCCTTTGGGTAACACCACGCAGACAACGGGTTCAGAAGGGTACTCCAACAGCCCGCTGTCTCAAATTACTGGCTTGGGAGCATTGTTCACTTCGTTGTTCCCAAACACTGGCGCGACAGATGCCCAAACCGCGTACTACAACGCGCTGACCGCGAATGCGCAAAAGACTGGGACAACGACTGCGGTAAAAAAATCTGGTGGCGTAATCAACAAAGCAGAAGGCGGTGGAGTTCGTCTTGCCGATGGCGGTATGGCTCCTGCTGGAGCGGAATATCACGATGGCAACGGGAACTTTTACGATGCCGATGGCTACTTAGTGGGGTAAAAAATGGCAGCACCAGCACAAGGTGGGTTGAGCGCGGTTCGTCCTCCTCCTTCGCAAAAATTTGACACCGATGCGGTGCAGGCGGAAAACCTAGAGAAAAAAAGCACAAGTCGAGTTGACGACTTCATGGCCTCTGTGGCCGATGACGTGGATGCCCAGCGTGAGCAGATGAATGCAGTGCTTGAACGTCTGCGTGCAGGTCTTGACTCACGCAAGAACCGTCCGTTTGATCCAGTTCTGATGGCTACCGCCGCAGGGCTGTTGGCTCCCACCAAGACGGGTTCTTTTGGCGAGTCCTTGGGATATGCAGCCCAAGGCGCTGGCGCGGCCTCTGACAAAGAATTGGCGCAATTGAAAGAAGACCAGAAGCTGGAACTGGAGCTTGCTGGCAAAGAGATGGTGTTCCGTCAACAGTTGGCTGGCGACACACTCATGGGCAACATCTTCAGAGATGCTC